TTCCAAAGTCCGCCAATCTCACCGAGTTCAAGAAGACCATAATATCGATCAAGACCACGCTCATCGTAATAAAGACGCACCGTAACATCCTTGTTCTCCTTACTTAGACGCGACTTAGCAGTCTTAGCCTTGATAAGATTTCCGACGATTGACGTTCCATCTCTTTCCTTTTTCTTGCTGAGATAGATGATTGTAGAAGCAGCATACTTGAGTCCACTGCCTCCACCCATTTCTTTTGTAGGGACATAAGCACCAATGACATCGTAAGTGTGATTTGTAACGATCATGGGAATGTTAGCTTGACCCAACTTGAGAGTGAGCATACGGAACGCACCTTTGACCAGTTGGGATTTAGTCATGTCCCGAACCTGTTTGTCATTAAGTGCGTCAGTAATCTCCTTCTCTGTGGAAAGCATCCCCAAAGAGTCTAGCACAAACATACAAGGTTTGCGATCCTCTTCGGATTTCTTAAGGTATATATCAACTGCCTTCAGTGCTTTAGTTCTAAACTCCTCAATTGTAACAACATTTACAACAACCAGACGATCTAAGTCAATACCGCGACTTGCGATAAGAGTCTTGTTAACAGCAGCTTCAGTGTCAAAATATAGACAATACCCATCAGGATTAGCATCAAGAAAATTCTTGACGACCGCAAGGCTGAAAAAAGTTTTTCCAGTGCTAGACTCGCCAGCAATGGCAGTAATCTTATTCCCAGATACACCACCAAATATAGACCCTGAAACAAGTCCGTTAAAAATGTACGAACCCGTGTCCACATATTGTTCTGTTTCGTCGATGTCTGCGGCGAGTTTTGTGTAGTCATCTCCGATCTCTTTTACAATCTCTTTTAAAAAATCCATTACAATACAAATCCAAATTGTTGTGCAGCAAGTTCTTTATAATCTTCAGGATTAGTCTTACGAAGATCTTTAATATTATTTAATTTTTGATAGAGAGCAATGTCTCCACCAAGACGAAGAGCACTCACAATTGTGTCAAGCTCTTTATCATTAATAGGTAATTCCATTAGGAAAAGAATAGTTCTAGGTTTACAGTTTTTTCTACATTCCAACCAATCGCATCAAGGATTGCCTTCAATGGTTCAAGAAATGACTTTTCAAATTGTAGGTCATAATCAATATACTTGTCAATACCAAGCTCTTTAGGAAAATCTTGAATAAAAGAAATCACATTCTCATGGATAATATTTGGTTTCTTTAAATAGCAAAACTTGATCTTCTCACCATTTTGAATAAGAGAATACTTATGAGTAAGTTTCTTTTCTTTGATATAGTGATTAAACAACAATGCTCCACGACAGTGAATCGGAGTTCCTTTAGTATAGATGTCAGAAGTAGATTTATACTTTTGAACATCAGAAACTGAACGTGGAAAAGATACTTGTTCTGGAGGAAGAGTTTTAAATTCCTTCCTAGACTTTTCAATAAAGTCAATCATATCATCTTCAGTTCCAGTCATCAAAATTTTAAATGCATCCTTAAGCATCTTACGGCATGGAGCTGGTGTAGATGACTTCACAGACTCAATGCCCATAACTTTCAGTTTAGGATCTGTATATTGAACACCCTCACTATTCCACACATTCAAAATATATCGCTTCTTCGCAGTCCAAATACCACGATCAGCAATATTCTCACGTTTCATTTGCATTTTTTGTTCATATGCCGAAACGTAATCCGCAAGGTTCTGATAAGATTGTTCGATGAATGGTTCCAACTTATCTTGACAGATCTTATCAAGTAACGAAACAACTGCTGTTTTATCGTCAGACTTACTACTAAGAAATTTAGTAACAAGAGGTCCCATATTAAGGTAGATTGAATCAGTGTCAGATGCGATGACATAATCCTCGCCTTCGGTTTGCAAAATCTTATTTAGATATGCATTCACTTTACCCTCAATCCAACGGATAGAGACTTGACCAGAAAGCGTAATCGCTTCCGCATTGGCCAGTTTGTAATAACGGAAATACTGATTACCGATAGCACCATAAGCAGAGTTGAGTGAAATCTTCTTAGCCATCTGGATATTGTTGCAACGTGCAATCTCCTTCTCCAGTGCCTTAGTAGGAGTCTTCTCATACTCTTGCTTTGCTTGTAGCATCCTCTTCTTAAAGATGACACGATCGCCATACATCTTCTCCATCAATTCAGGAAGAAATCCTTTTGTGTCTTTACGGAACATAGCTCCGTTCGCACAAACAGCATAATCCTTATACATTTCAAAGGTTACTTCTTCATTAAGTATCTTATCAACTGTGACCGTTGGGTGTCGTTCATCAAGTAATGTCTCTGGGGAAATATTATATTGCATAATAAGATGAGGATACAGACTATTAAGGTCAAAACTGACCACCCAATCATACTTTCCCGGAATCGGTTCCTTGACATATGCGCCTGCATATTTTTCGTTTTTATCAGAACGAATCTTGGGAGGAATAACGATGTCTCGTTTCTTAAGGTAGTTGTAGATGATATTATCCCACATGCGAACCTGATAGAACACATCAGCATAGTTAACCTTGGCATCATATGCCATGGTCAGTGCCAGTTCAATCAGTTTCATCTTGTCTTCCAAACGGTCAACAAGTTCTACGTCAACAATGTTATATTCGATAAACTTCTGCCACCCTTTAGTATAGAAATCTTTAAAGGTGTCAAACTCAGAGTGGTCCAGCTTTTTCTGTCCCAGTTCCACTTCAGCTATGTAGTCAAGGCGATATGATTCCTGTGCTTTGTATGTAAACTTTTTATATAAGTCAAGATAATCAAGTTGAGTTACACCACCAACATCGAAAGTAGTATGTTTACGTCCCTTGATATATGCCTCTCCTTCACTAACAAGGCCCCATGGGGAAAAACGTTTCATCAGTTTCTCACCCAATACACGATTGAGTCGTTTGCAGATATATGGAATATCATACAGTTGAATGTTCCAACCAGTAATCACATCAGGAACATCAACCATCCAATAGTTGATAAAGTTACTGAGAAGTTCATACTCACTATGACAATTATAATAAGTTACATTGTCTTGCTTATTGGCAAAAGGTTTAACTCCCCAAGTTGTAATCTTTTTTGTAGTATAGTCTTGAATTGTAATAGCAAGAATTTCTTCAGAACAAGATTCAACATCAGGGAAACCTTGCTCTGAAGCTACCTCAATATCAAGGGTTACAAGTTTAATTTTACTAATATCAAACTTAATTTCATCCTCAGGATATTTCTCAGAAATATATTGATAGATGTATCGATCATTTCCATAGATCTCAAACCCATCTACTTCATCATACTTTTTGTAGAACTCACGACAATCCCGAACCGTGCCAGGATGCACTTCATCTACGGGTTCTCCATTTAATGTTCGATACTTGGTTTGCTTTTTAGATTTTACAAATAGTGTAGGGAAGAATTCATCCCTATGTTCATATCGTTTACCATTTTCAACTCCCCGAACGAGGAACTGATTACCAATCAACTGAACATTAGTGTAGAAACGCATTACTTAATAAGGTCTTGATATTTTATGAGTAGAATTGAAGTTGGGTCTGCAAGAGTCAGGATCTTGTCAGAACTCATCATAAAAGTATTTTCTCTAGTATAGTTTGAGAGAAATGGTTCCAAAGTTTTATCTTTGGTAACAACATATGGTTCCACTAACTTACAATCAGGTTCACCAATATCTGCTCCAACTTCCTCAATCTGACTGATCAGAATCTGATTGTTCATCAACACTAAAACTTTGATTGTCTTTTCCATAATCGATTACGTCTTTGATATACATTTCTTTTAGATTGGCATTTGGTTCAACCATAGTTACAAGCCAATCTGAGGGAATTGGAATTTTTTCTTCGGCCGTGAGAGGCATCCAAGGATAAAGTGAAACATCAATCCCTAGATTATCATCAGCATCCATAGTCGGTTTAATCAATTTAACCACACAAGGTTTTGTGAGGTAATAACCAACTACACGAAGATCTTCACCTTCACCAACTGCCATTTCACTGACATCACTGATGATATCTTCACCAGATTTTAAAAGTGCAAGTTTGATTGTCATAGTACTCTTTGTCCTCCATACATTTTAGCAATAAAAAAGAGGGGCGTCAACTGGATTTTGCCAGTTACCCCTCCGTCTGCGACGACGATATTCAGTTTTATTTATTCAATACTCAATAAGGAAGAAATAATTCCTCTTTTTCCGTTTTTGGTGTTAGTTTGTATGCTCCGATTGCTGATGCCGTGAGAACTGAGAAGAGTGCGAATAGTGCCATTATGGTGTTGTAAAATCGTAGGTATTTATACTGGGGGGACTATTAGGGGAATGCGCTCCCAAGGGTGCTATTGAAAAAAAGAGTCATTGCGGTGCCAATAGTAAGAGTGGCGGCTGTGAGATTCATAAGTCGTCCTCCATGGTACATAATTATATAGCAAAAAGTGTATCATAGTGATACACTTTTGTATCAACGGCAGCAAAAATCGGTCAGCAAATCAGAACCAATCCACTCTTTTATGATGATCTGGAACAATTCTACCGAGTGTGATACTCAGCAACCCATCCTCAAAGCTAACTGATCTAACTTCCGTCTCGTCACTGAGGGTCCATGATCTAGTGAAAGATCTTTGAGCCACTCCTCTATGGACGTATTCTGTTCCAGTTTCTCCATCTTCTCGTTGTCCTTCGACAAAGAGTTTTCCGTCTTGTGTGTAGACATTTACTTGTTTCTTTTTAAATCCAGCAAGTGCTAGTTCCAGTCTAGACTCTACGTTACTGACTGTCACTAGGTTGTATGGCGGATACGAAGCAGTTGTTTCGTGAAGGTCAAACACCCTGCTAAGGTATTCCTCCATACCAATACTGTTCCTATTTATCTTATCAAGCAACTTTGGTAAATCGGCTGCATGAAACTTCTGTAGGTTTCCCATTTGTACTTCTCCTTAAAAAGCGAGATTTGATTGTGTGGACCCCGAAGGCATCCGTACATATTTATAACACAAACATAAAAAAAGAGGTATGGGGTAAACCACACCTCTTGTAAGTTCCGACTTTTGAAGCGACCGCACGAAAGATCGCAAAATTATTTATGTAGAACTTTCAGAAGATTTACCTTTCTTACCGATATTATACTTCTGCTCCAGAACCCAGTCCGACTTATCCTTGTATGCCAGAACTTTAATCTGATTTAGAGGAGCAATATCCAAAACACTATCTTCATTAACCACAGTGATTAGGCCCCAATCAGAAAGAAGACGTGCAATGCGGTTACGTCTCTGAACATCATTAATGGTCAGGTTAGCATGTTTACCGTCAAGGGCAAACAATTCCTTAAAGTGAACAATAAAGTAACGTCCCTGCTTATGAAGAATATGACAGGATTGATACAGTTTCTTTTCCTTGCGAGATGCAACACCGATTCTGGTCAGCGTTTCACGGACTTTTAAAAAGTCATCTGGTTC